CTAGTAATTGCGGATAAGTAACTCAGTCTCGGTCTGGAAAGCACCAGAAACGGTGTATTGCGCTTCGACTTCATCAATGGTGAAGCCTTGGTAGAGTGTGCGAATGTAAGGGTCATTGTTGTAGGATAACAGGAACTTTCCTTTGATCTGCTTCAGGATGGCAGCAAGCTCATCATGTTTGCTGAAGGTATTTGCGTCTTCTCTGTCGTATAAATGCTCCTTTGTATAGTAGGGTGGATCGAGGTAGAAGAAGGTATTGGGCGTATCGAAACGGGCAATGAGCTTCTCAAAGTCCTTCTTTTCGATGATCACCTGTTTGAGCCGTTCTGAGGCTGCTTTCACCTTATCCAGGTTACGCAGGGGCATGTATTTGTAGCCCTGCATGATGCAGAAGTTCTTACTGCGTGAACCGTAGCTGCAGGCAAGCTGGAAGTAGAAACGGATAGCTCGCTCAAGCTCGGTTTTGGGTGGGTGTTGGGCGAAGGTGTCGAACATCTCCCTGGATACGAGGTATTGGTTTAACTCCGTCACAAACGCTTCAGGGTGCTGTTTTATGTACTTCCAGAAGTTCACCAAGTCGCCATTGATGTCGTTATAGACCTCGGTATAGCGGCTTTTCTTGGATATCTGCCAATCTTCCTTGTTGGGACTCTTCCCGAAGAGTATCCAGGCAGCACCACCAAAGACTTCGCAGTAGATGTTGTGCTTAGGGATGAGTGGCAGTATCTTCTTTCTCAGGAGACGCTTGCCACCTACCCAGGAGATGATGCTGTTCACGATATCCCCCTGAGGTCTCTGGTTTTGGCTTTCTGTTTCGGTTTATCCTGATCGGCTTCTACGAGGTCGAAGTTGGCGATGATTACTTCTGCAAACTCGCTTTTCCCTTCTTTACGATTGATACCCTTGGTTCTGGTAACATGCTTGATGTCATAGCCTTTGTATAGCTTGAGAACATCCGGGTTATCATCATAGGAGAGGATAAACCTGCCCTTGATGCTCTTCAGGATGTCTCTCAAGGCTTCGTGACTGAACTGCTTAGAGTTCTCATAAGTATAACCCAACATGTAGGGTGGATCGCAATAGAAGAAGTTGCTCTTGGTATCATACTTCTCTATCACCTTCTCATAGGAGAGGTTCTCGATGATCACCATATCAAGACGCTTGTGCAGTTCTTTGATGCGCTCCAAACGGTTATACATACTGGATGTGCCGCGCTTCTGCGAGGTTCCGAAGCTGTCGCCCTTTGAGCCAAAGCTTCTGGTGATCAGATACATGAACCTGGCAGCCCGCTGTATCTCGGTTAAGCCTTCTTGCTTGAGGATATTGCCAAAGAGCTTGCGGCTGGCGACCAACCAGTCCAGTTCCCTGATCAATTCATCCGGATGATACTTCACCTGCATGAACAGATTGACCAGGCGGTTATCGAGATCGTTATACACTTCAAGGTCGCCCCACTTATCTTTGAAGAGCAGCATCCAGGCAGCACCTCCGAAGGGCTCGATGTATCCTTTGATATCTTTGGGCACATATTGGGCTATGGTCTTTCTAAGGAGGCGTTTGCCTCCGATCCATCCAATCAAAGCATCCATTAAATATCTCCTTTAGGATCAGCAAGGCAGAGCCGTAAGTACAACTCCGGCAAGCTGAGCTTGTCGAAGTCCTCATTGGTGAATCCAAGTTTCCTGAGTATCATTTCGAACCTCTCGAAGGGATATTTACTTCTGTGGTCACCGCTAATCCTAAACTCCCGAGCCAACCTTTGAACCTGTCTTTGTTGGCTCTGGTATAGACGAAAAAAGCGGAAATATGCTCCAATGCATCAAGTGCGTCCATAGTGTCCGGGTCCTGATTGGAGATGATACGGATAAGCTCTTTATCGGCTTCCGATTCGCTTATCAGTTCAAGCAATTCCACCTCAGAGACCTTGGTCACCTTACCGGAGAGTAAGTCCTCTAACTTGGCTTTCAAGGTCTTGTTCGAAATCGTGAGGCAGAGTATTTGCCGCAGTTGGCTATAGCTGAGTTTTACTTCTCGCTTCATAGAATATTCCTTTTCTTACTGTCCGAAAAACATCTTGATGGCAACGCCTAACAGCAAAAAGAACTGCGATGTGGAGACGGTCAGAAGCAGTTTCATATTCGTCTCCACCTTCGCCATTCTGGTTATAAGAGATTTGCTGCTGTTGCCATTGCCGTAGATCTCCTCATGCAGACTGTCGATCTTTTCTTTGACCTCGGGCCTGCAGCGGCAGTCAGCTTCAATAATCCGTTTAGTCATGGCGTAACCGTTAACAGATGCGATCTTAGGCTCCGGGTGCCAAGTTCTTTAACAGATAAACCTTGTTGGAGGTTGCTCCGGAGAACTCGGTGGAGATAGCCACGTTGAAGAGACCGTCAGCCTCTCCTGCCCAGTCAACCGTCCAGCGCAGACCTGTGAAGATCACAACACGGTCCAACTCCTTGGAAGCGACCACGATCGTGGTGTCCTTACCCATGAAGGTATTGCTCTCCAAGTAGTTCTTCTGCAGGGTGGAAAGCCCGGCAATATTCAGTTCCACGGTGTTGGTGCGCTTGCCGGGGATGCTGTAGTTGCGGGTCTTAAGTTTGGATAGTTTGGAGTCGGTTTTGCCGGGTTTCTCCGCCAACTCTCCCAACAGCATGAAATTTTCGACTAACTCAGCCTTCGCCGAAGCGATAGAAGCGTAAGTGCTGTCAATACTACTTGAACTGTAGCTGCCGATACCGAAATAGACGTAGTCAGCAACGAAGACGTCCATCAGCTTATTAAAGTCTAAGTCGCCTTCACTCATTGATCCGGGGAGGGTAGGGCGGACAATGCTGGAACCGCCTGGCATTAGAACACCCCCTTAATGGCTTTACCGATGCTGAAGAGCCATTTACGGTTGTGAAACACGTATTCGATGGCTCCGCCGATGGTGCCGAAGACTTTGAGGATGAGGTTGGTTTGTTTGGCGGGAAGAGACTTGGCAGCCCGCTCCACCGCTAACTGCTTCTTGGCGAAATCATCAAGATTCCTGGTAGCCGGATTGGTCTTGATATCCTGGATGATGTCCAGGATGATTGCCAGGGCAGAGTTGATCTTGGTCTTATCCATTGTCTTGCCCGTCACCCGGAAGATGATCCAGACGATGAAGGAAGTGAGAAGACCGAGGATGAATGCTTGGTTGGCGAAGATGAAGTCCATAGATACTCCTTATAGTTTGTAGAAGAATAGGTTGGCTATGCTTGCGGTTCCCGCAGCCGCCCGACGTATGTAAAAGGTTCTTTGGCTATATACGGGAATTACGACCGGCACGCCCGCTGGAACGGTGGCATAGAAGTTATTGGCGTTGGTACTGTCGGCGCGTACACTGATGCCGCCGGTGGCGGGTATCAGCACGACTTCAACAGTACCGCTGGGGACGGTTATCGGTTTCCAGAGGGTATCGGCAGATGGGCTGTAGCTCATGCACGAGAAGCCTTTGTTCATCTGAATGGCTATTTTACGGCTATCCACCGGTAGGGTGTATTGGGCATACATGCTCAGGGCGATAAGCAGGAGGAAGCCTAACAGCACGATGCTTAGGACGGTGATTCTAATGAGTGTCTCCTTACTCGACATGGAAGATTTTGATGAAGTTGGGGATGTAGGTGATGCCGGGTCGGATACGGATATACCAGTGATACTTCCAGTCCGAACCGTGATGTTCGACCTTGAGTTCGGCATCAGTTCTGTAGCCGATGATGATGAACTTGGGCAGGCCGCCGATGATGTAGTCGTCAGCCATGAGACGTGCTTTGACGGGAATCCCAGCGAAAGAGACCTTGCCGCCTTCAAGCAGTAGGCGGTCTCCGGCATTGGTCTCACGTTTGGCAAGCTCGGCCCGGATACGGATCAAGTCTTTCTGAGACACGTAGAACTTGAAGTTCTCCTGCTCTTCCAACATCTCATCCGAGAAGGTCAGCAGCGCAGCTTCAAAGCGCTTCGCCCAGTCGTTGTAGGTGACCTTGGAGAGGTTGGTGACGTCAGTGGCGGTGGTGGCTAACTTAACGATGCCGTCCAAAGCTTTGATCTTGGCAGTGGCGGAGGCCCGGTCACCCTTGAAGAGCAGCAGGCGGATGGCTTTCTCGGTCTTCTTGGCGATATGGTTCTCCACGTAGGCTCCGAAGGCATCTTCGCCGTACTTGTCCTTGTAGAACTCAACCACATCTCTGCCTAAGGTGAACTCGGCATTGAGTATCCCGGTGGGGACAGACAGGTCGGCTGTACTTACGTTCTGAGCCGTCAGAGCTCCATCGAGTGAGTTCTTGAAGACCAGATCATCGATCAGGCCGACGTCGATCTTCTCGTCTTTGAGCAGTGGCAGAACCGAGATATCGGACAGGGTATCTCCGGGTTGACTGTCAATCACCTCATCGATGAAGAGTGAAGTGGTATTGGCGGTTAAGATGTTCATTGCTTTACCGGAATCGACATCGGAGATGCTCTTATAGATCTCCCGGTGACTGGCTTTGACCATGATCTTGTTGCCGTCGATGGTGACTTCTTTGTCCACTGTGGACTGGTTAACGTCAGGCTCTCCCGGAATGCTCTTGGAGATGGCTCTGCTCATGGTGACAGAGAGGTCTTTCAGGCTCTTCTCGATGCTCTTTACGGCATCAGATACCAAAACCGACCCACTGCTTTTTTCGAGTTCTGAGATGCGGTCGGTGATATTATCGATCCCCTTCTGCAGCTCAGAGTTGTTGTTGTGCTCAGCTACCTTGCGCAGGCCGTTGAGCTCGTTCTTGATCTCGGCAAGGCTCGCTTCCGCGCTGCGGTAGTCATCGGCTCGTCCGTAGATGGAGACTCCATTGAACTCGCCTTTTTCGACCTTCTGCCAAAGCTCCGAAGCAAGGTCTTCACACTTCAGGACCTGCACCCAGGCACCTACTTTGGTGTTGGGAAAATGCTCATGATCCATAGTCTTGAGAATGTAGTTCTCGACCACGGTGAACTCGGGCACTGGCTGCATGTTGTGGTTAACATCACATTTGCCCACCAGACCATGTTTGGCGAAGTGATCGCAGGCTTTCTGAATCTCGTCCCGGGAGTAATAGTCTCCCTGCGAGTCGTGGATGTTGGGCTCCATCAGGGTGACGAACAGACGTCCCTGGGTGCCGCTGATTTCACTCTTGAACTTGGCGGAATTGATCTTGTGTTCAAAGCTTCTGCCGGAAGCGTTCTTGACCACAAAGCCCTTCTGATTGGCGGGAGTCATCTCATCGAAGAGAAGCGAGACCAGCTCGACTTCCACATTACGGAGCTCTCCCTTGCGAATGATGCGTTTACGATTCACGCTTGCTCCTTGTAGTTGATTGTTATTCAGGTAATTATTCATTCTTATGGTGTCCCGAAATTGCGATGCTGCATAAAGAGCTGCTCATCGGTGCTCTGAAGCACCTCGGTTAGATTGCCGAAGTTAAAGTCTTCCGGCTTTACATTCCAGCCGAAGTCGAAGTTGAACTCGTTGGCTAAGGCCAGAGCGAGGCGGTTTTGCAGCGGTTTGACCACGAAATGGTAGAACATCAGCATGTCGCTCTTGTTGTCGCCGCCAAGCTGTCCTGGGATAAGCTGAGAGACGATTCTGGCAGGGACCCGGTGGTAAGCGAGGATGCCTTCTCTGAGGTCTTTCTTGAGCCCCAAGAAGCCGCCATCCCGGTCTTGCTGTCTGAGCGGCTCAAGGCGTATCTTCACGTCTTTGTTTTCGCTCTCAATCAGCACGGTGGAGTGGCTCTTGGCATTGCCCTTGACCTCGGTTAATGCCTTCTCAATCTCGGAATAGGCATCCGTCAACACTTCATTGCCCTGCTCATCGGTTACGGTGCCGTCTCTAAGCGTGCCGCCTTCCACGATCACGAAGTAGTCGATCATCAGACCGTTCTTGAAGTTGTTATAGTCGAAGGTCTTGATCTCGCCTAAGATCTCGATATTGATGGCGATGGGCAGGCAAGCCAGGCCCCAGGCATTTGATCTATGCGTTGACTTCTTGACGTGGATGATGTCTTCATAGGCGAAGTCCTTTTTCTGGTTGTTCTTGACCTGGATGTAGTTGGGCTTGAAGAAGCCGAACTCGTCATAGTTCTCGATTATCTGCACTTCGCTTGGAAGCATCCGCTCCAGTCCCATCCACTCACCTTGAGCATTGCGCATCTTGATCAGAAAGCCGTTGCCGCAGGCTAAATAGAACTTCATCATCTCTGCCAAAATAGTGGTCTGGTCTTCACAGGCAGGGTAATCGGCAGTACCCAACCATTGATTGACCTGCTTGTTTTTGCACTGAAACTGCATGATAGTAGCCATAGTCAGGGCATCGATGCAGCCGGAGTGATATTCATCCACGTCCAAGAGATTGAGCAGTTTGCTCATAGCATACGGCTGAGAAACCACTTTCTTAGTCTCGGCTGCCTTGGATACCAACTGCTTCCCTACCCGCTGATACCTGGAAAGATCAATGGGTTCAGACTTATAATTGCTTTCCAAGAGATCGCTTGCAGAGCTGATCGCCAGGTTATATGCTCCGATACGCATTACTCTCATGAGCCAGCTCCCGTCCCAGCTTTCAGCAGGTCGATCTTGGCGATCCTGACCAGTCTTGTGCCGTCTATGCGGCTGGTGTAATACTCGATACTGGGCAGGTCCCGGTGCATCAGTTTCTGATAGTGGCTCCGGAACCTCTCTTTGAGTTGATACAAGGCAGAATCAGGGTCAGTAACGTTCTGGGCATTGACGATTAAAAAGACCGTCCAGGCGATATCGGTGTCGACATATTGCTTGGATGTACTGAGTTTACCTGTCTCGGAATCAAGGATCAGGATGGCACAGGGCAGGTTCTTGGGGATACTGTCCTTGTTGTAGAGCAGCTCTGCCACTCCTGCCTGCTTCAAGGCTTCGGTGATGCGGCTGCGTTCTGCCAGGTACTTCTCAAGAGCGCTCACAGGCTCACCTCGATATCGTGCAGCTGCTGATAGATCCACTGCTCCCTGTTGGCTATGACAGAAGCAAACACATTACGGGCAGCGATGCCTTCCCGTTTGATCTTACCCCGGATGAGATAGGCGATCTCAGCTACGGTCAGAGCTTTACCTGTCTCTTTATCAACCCAAGACAGGTGCTTGCGTTCGACCCAGGCAATCAGTGGAGCGATCGGAGTCCACGAAGGCACCTTGCCGCCCAACAGATAAGGCTCGTGTTTCACATTGGAACCCACTCTCAGGATCATGCCATCCGGATTGGTCTCGATCAGATATCCTGTATTGCCGTAGAAATCGCCTTTGTCGTAGATTTGCTGCGCCAATATCTCCTTGCGGGCATCGGCATCGACCACGGAGCCGATCAGGTGCAGTCTGCTCTCTAAGGCGGCAAAGATGGCCAGGTAGATCTCGCGCATCAGCTCGTCCGGAGATATGGCATCACGGTCCGGCACTAGATCACTCCCACTTTCAGTATCTTAGGCAGTCTGGGCTTAAGCTCCAGCAGTCTCTCCCTGCCTTGTGCGTTCAGGTAATCCTGCAGGAGAGTGAGTGCCCTGATCTCAAGATTGGCTTTGAAGGCCTCTATTTCGCTTCCTGTGAGCAGTTCAGTAGCCGACTGGTCTAATCCTACGGTCTTGACTATTCCCTCGCCCAAAGTCTTCAAATTGAGGAATTCTGCAGTGGAATACAGCATCAGAAAACAATATCCAAAACGAAAAGAAACAAAAATAGGTTCCTCTTCCGGCAGATCGGTCTGCGTGGCAGTAGTAAAATATTCGGGCAGGACCACAGTCCTGATCATCTCCATGACCAGTCCCTGATGCTCTTTGAAGACATCATTGCCGGACATCTCCTTGGGCAGATTGAGGATGGTGAGCATGGTATCCGTTTCAACTGGGATCGGGATCACTTACCTTTCCTCATCAGCTCTGAAAGCTCAATAGCTCTGCGACCAACCTGCTTCGCCCACTTGGAGGCTAACATGTTGTTGGATGCTCGTTCCCAGTCTCCTGCCGCAATGAAAGAGAGGGTGTTCTTGAACTCCAGGAGTCCCTTTATACCGAGATTGAAACACATGTTGAGCAGCACGGACTGACGCCCTTCGTCGAGGTTGTTGTAGATACTTGGGATCTCTTCCAAGAGTCGCTGTTCGCAGTCCAGGATATCCCGCTCCAACATGGCGTATGCTTCTTTCTGGGAGATACCGCAGTCATCGAGATTGCGTCCGATACCGATGGTCAGTTTGCCCGCCGTGCAGCGGTATGGCTTCAGCTTCAGACCTTCATGTCTGACCAACTGGGCCTTGATTCGGTTCTTAAGCGATTCGGTCATGTCTTCTCCTTGGTTTCGATGTGATCTACGATTCGAAGCCATAAAAGCGGGACCCTGTATGTTGACAAATCAGGATGTATAACGATGCGAAAAAAATAAAAAAAACTCTAAAATAGTTCTTGACACAGAGACAAGCACTGAAGTAATAGTATTTTAGAAATGGATATCAAAACCGTTTCATTGTTGGATTTGCTGAATACAGTGATAATGCGCGTCGATTGGAACTCCAAGGTTACAAAGCTTTCATTTGGCTCGACCGGGAGAAAGCCTTGAAAGTGCTTGAGATAATTAATCTAATTAATTGTAAATAAGATAATTAGGCGGAACTATGAAAACGAGATTGATTTGTATTATGGCAATGCTGCTGTTTGCAGGTCTTTTGTTTGCCGGAGCAGACCCATTTAGTACTAAAAATGGCAGTACCAAACATGAAATTGTTGATTCGTTATGGGCGGTTGACCGGCTCAGCGGGTCGATTTATTATCAAAAGGACTACATTACGGTAGATGCAAATTGGCAGGAAGGGGAAACATATATTGGAGATTATTACAGTTGGTGCTGGATGGTGCGCTTTGCCAGCATCGGCTATCTTTCCTTTGAATTGCCGAGCATACCCGAAGGCTACAAAATTCAATCTGCAAATCTCATGATGTACATAGGGGCTACTGCGGGTAATTCTACTGCGGGTATTTATCCAATATTTAATTATGGGGATGCCGTAGTATATCCAGAGGGGATAATGGAGCATATTGATTATGGTAGTGTTTTTAATTCCAATGACGTGATTCCAAATTCTGTATATGCATCCTTTACTCTCTTTACTCATGAGACCCTTGTAGTACCAAGTTGGGTGACTTATGATGTTACCGAATGTCTTTTAATGGATTATGCTGCAAATAGGTCGCTTACCCAATATCGCATTTATTTGGATGGCTTTTCCGATTGGGATAACAGAGATGACTTCATCGTGTATCCATCATATAGCAATCCTCAGTTACCACGATCTCCGAAAATTGTTTATACTCTTTCAGACGGAGTATCCAACTCTGATCATTCAATACCACAAGCCCAGTTTTCCGTCTCCAGCCATCCCAATCCCTTTTCAGATAAAAGCACAATCACATCCAAAATACCTGAACCGGGACAATGCAAGCTCAGTATCTATAACATCAAAGGGCAAAGGATTAGAACTCACAATATTTCTGCCAAGACTGCGGGCGATCACAGCTTTCTATGGGATGCGAAAGATGATGACGGAAACCAGGTTTGTGGCGGTGTCTATTTTGTTGTACTTGAAAAAGGCAAATACAAGTCAAGCAGAAAAATCTTGTATTTGAGATAAGATGAAACAAATAATATATAAGAGGAGAGAAATATGGTTTAAAGATGGCTTTCGTGATCTGGTAACTGAAGAGATTAGTGTTAACTACATCCTAAGGGGCTCTGGTAGCTCAGCCGGATGTTTGTCAATTCATTAACCATTAAAATAGGAGTATCACATGAACAAGTTATACGTAAGTGTCATGCTCATTTTATTGAGCACAGCAGCAATTGCGGGTGTTTATGTCCCCGGATACGTCATATTTAAGACTACTAATCCAATCACGGTTATACAGACCGAGCCTCAACTCCTTACAGATAAGGCTTGGTTTAATCAAAAGATCACAAAATATCACATTTCTGAACTGCAGCAGATTGGGGCAGACAAGATACCTGAAGCTTATCTGAGTGATAGGCTTTATTACTATGCAGTATTCGACACTGTTTACGCAGTAAAAGATGTGATCTTCAGCATGAAGGGTGAAGCGGACGTGGTCTTTGCTGAACCAAACTATCTCTTCCAACCGCTAACAGGAGTTAGCACAAATGATGATACAGCCGATCAAATGTGGGGTTTGAAAAACATTGAAATGGACCGGGTGTGGAGTGAATTAGGAATTTATGGTGCTCCGAACGTCGACGTGGCGGTGATTGATTCAGGAATTGATTTGGGGAATGCCCCTTACCCGCACGATACTGTAAGTGTTCATCCTGATCTATTAGGCAATGTATGGCAGGCACCTGGTGGAAATTATGGCTGGAATTATTATGTTGTATATCCACCGACAATATCCCCCATAGATAACGAACTTATCAACTACCCACACGACAAAATGGGACACGGTACTGCCGTAGCGGGAGTAATCAGCGCAATCAATAATAACGAATTTGCTGTATCAAGTGTGGCAGGCGGTTGGCGTGGCATTGCCTCCGGCGCAAAAATCATGCCTTTTAGAGTGCTTCAGGGACAAGCTGCAACATATCTTGCTTGCTATTACGCATTTCTTGATGCTTATTACTATGGAGCTAGCGTCATCAACTTTAGCTTGGGCGTGGCCGAAACGGATATGAATGACGATAATTTTGATGGGATAAACATGTTGCATGAGCTAATAAGCGATATGTACGATGATGCCTACAACTGGGGAGTTAGACCTTTAGTGGTGGTTGCTGCGGGTAATACAGAAAGCGAAGAGGCATACTATCCCGCCTGTTTTGATGAAGTCTTAGCTGTTGGTGCTACAGATAGGTATGATAAACGAGGAAGATGGTTTAATGGTGCGAGTACCCTGCATTCTTCTATAGATATTGTAGCTCCGGGTTGTCATAATCGAGGAACATCCTTTGGCGATGAAATCGGTATTTACACAACATTTCCCATGGACAATGAGTTTAATTTGCATAATAGTTATAATTCCGTGTTTGATCATGCCAGTGGTACATCGCTTGCTGCACCTCATGTATCTGGTGTGGCGGCTTTGGTTTTAGCACAATTCCCCAATTTGACCCTTGAACAACTCAGAGGCAGATTGTTGGGCACCGCTGATTACATATATGATTCAAATCAAGCACATCTTGGGCTTATGGGTTCTGGAAGATTAAATGCTTATAGGGCACTTACTGAACCTGAAAGACCAAACCTCGTGTTGAACGGTATCAATGTAAATGGGGTGTCCACAGATGTGATAAAAATAGGGTCAACACCTCAGAGGCTTACATTGAATCTAAAAAATTGGTGGAGTAATGCTACAAATGTGTGGGGATTGTTATCCACTGACGATCCAAATGTATCAATAAGCTATGCAGGATCAAATCGGATCTACTGGGGCGATATCCAGACAGAAGAATCTACAATATGCGTGTTGCCTATCACTATAAATGCTACAGGATTTAATAGATTGGTCGATTTCACTCTAACCGTAGATTCTGATTCTGGTGCTCCTAATGTAATGACGTTTACTATGAAACTTCAAACTTCGGTTGAGGAGGATTACTTCTGTGTGATTCCTCCAAATTATGATGGATTATATAATAATGATTATCTCAACAAGAATTTCACAGTTAAAGACATCAACAACGATCGCTTCGATGAGATTTTTGTAACCAGCAGAAACGGATATCTGTTTATTATTCACCAAGATGGATCATATGTTAGAAAGGAATTGAATACGGGAACTACATGTACTCCTGCCGTTGGAGATATCAATTCAGATTCAGTATTTGAAATTGTCGTAGGTAATGATTTTGGTCAGGTTTTAGTGTTCAGTGGTATGTATCCATATAATCTGCTTCACACGATTAATATAACAGTGGGTGCCGACAAACCAAAAGTCACTTTTATCACTTTAGAAGATATGAATAACGATGGTCAATTAGACATTGTCGCTGTTTACGAAAAAAGAAGTAGTGCCAGTTTAACGTCTAATGGCTTCTCTGTCATTAACATGTTGGATTTACAAGTAAATAATTATGATACAACACATACAATACAACATGGCATATCCGTAGACGACGTTAATAACAACGGATTGAAAGATGTGGTCTTTCTCTGTCAGAATTATCATGGCTTGGTTCATCATCAAACCGATTTGTTCTTAGACGTAGTGGAAGTATCTGAGGATTTCAGGTTTAACCGCATATATCACAATCAGATCGGCAACTCGCTCTTTGAAGCTGGTTCGTCTCCAATCATAGCCGACTTGACCAATGACGACTCTAGAGAAATCATTGTAAGATACGAATGGAACGACCAAGGCCCAGAACCTCTCAGAAGTAAAAAAGTCGGGATCAAAGTTTACCGATACCATCCCGAAGATAGTTCTCCTATATGGGTTTATCCTACTGGTAATGAGACTGTAAGTCAGATTGGCCAAAATGACAATATATTGGTAGGAGACTTCTCCCCCATTCCGGGACTTGAAATCCTTTTCACTCATGATAGGCTGACTTTACTTGATGCTAATGGGTTCGTTATCAAAGAAAGCGACAAGCTTCCACTTGAACAAAACACATATCAGGAATATATCTTGGCATTTGACAATTCGGTAAATGACACCAAGTATTACAGGTTGTCGGGATCACCACAATACTATCGAATGAGTGCTTATTTTTCAGATTTCCTTGAAAACAATGCGTGGAAGTATAATGTTAACAGTGATACATTGAACTATCCTATTGGCTTAGCCTTCGTAAACACATCGTTGAATTCATCAGGAATAGTTATGCCAATGAAGAACGGTCAGTTTGTTATGATTCCGGTAAGACGTGATGATACCCAAAAAAAAGATTATAGTAAGTACAGGTACAATTCAAGACATACAGGAAGTTACAATCAACCACTGCCAAAAATAATTACTCAAGATACTGACATAAAGCACAATCTCTATATTGAGAATGACATGTATTTCGAATCAGGAGTGTCAATCAAGCCTACGGTGAGAATAGTTGTAGACCCCAATGTGGAGATCTTTTCATATAACCTGCTAAGTTCTGTGGGAAGTTCAGAAAGTGGTCTGCAAGTCTGTGGTACCTGCCTCAATAGTCAGCACGGTTATTGGGGTGGAATTACACTTAAGAATGATTGTGACTCAGATTTGAGATTTTGTACCATACGTAATGCCGCAGTTGGTATTAGATACGATTATAAGGGGCGTCATTATCTCGAGAATAGTACGATTAGCAACAATGATTGGGGCATTCATATCTATCATGCAAATCCGGCCTTGAAGGAAAACAAGATTGTGCAGAACAACATCGGCGGTGTATCACTGCATAATGGAGCGTGTCCGTTAATGGGGGAAGACGCGTACATTGCAGGGTATAATTCTATTTCAGATAATCCTACTGGAATCTTCTCTTCTCAATCCAACCCATTATTGAGGAATGGTCACAATGATATAGTTAATATACACTTCAACCTGGAATTAGCGTTTACTATCAACCCAATAGCAGCTACACGTAATTGGTGGGGATCGGACAATCTTGATGGCTTTGTTCAGAAGTTCAATATTCCTGCTTTGGTAGGCTTCGATCCGTGGGATAGCACCCCTAATACGCACTATTCTCCTCAAACAAACCCATTTGTGCTTGCTCTGCAATTTATGTTGGAAGAGCAGTACCTACAGGCAATACCATTGTTTCATCAGGTATTAGCTGACTCTGTATTAACCAATGATGACCATGCTTCCATCAATGCTCTCTTGATTTGCTATGATAAAACGAATAATCTCAATTATTATAGAGATTTTATCCTTAATCAGCTTGAAAATCAGTTACCTGAGAAATTGGTGCAATGGTACAAGGATTGTTTGGCTCTAATAAACCGATCAATTGGGTTTTTTAGTGATGCGATTGCATATTATGAAAGCAAACTTGATAATAGCACGACGTTAGCTGATTCCTGTTATGCTATGATTGATTTAGGCAATACATATCTTGAAGCTGATTTCAAAGTAAGTGGGAAGTATTCCTACTTGATCCCAAAATCAATCAAAGAGCACTCAGAAGTAACGAAAAACCTATTGGATAAGATATACAACGATTCGTCTCAACATGATGTTGCCACTCCTGTGGAGCAAGTGCTGCTTAGACAGAACTATCCTAATCCATTTAACCCAAGTACCACCATTTCATTCTACTTGCCAGAGAAAACTCATACTCAACTTACAATATACAATATTAAGGGACAAGTAGTCAAAACAATCAAGAACGAAGAGTTGAACAAGGGATCCCATTACGAAGTTTGGGATGGAAAAGATAGGTTTGGCTGTGCAGTTTCAAGTGGTGTATATTTCTACAAATTACGAACCAATAACAAGACTTTGGTTCGTAAGATGTTAATGCTGAAATAGATTGAAGTACAGGGAAGGGAGTATCTCCCTTCCCTGCCTTTGAGAGGCAGAAACAATGAAAGTTAAGATTCTGACATTTTTGTTAGCCTTTCTGTGGCTAATATCTAACGTGGAAGCTCTCACCCGCACAGTAAATTTAAACGGTACCGGGCAATATACTTCTATTCAAACCGCAATTAATGCATCTGCTTCAGGCGATACCGTTCTCGTCTATCCAGGCAGGTATTTGGAGAATATTGTAATCCAGACAAACAACCTTACTATAACAAGCCAAGAGTGTTTTACTAATAATCCAGCCTACATTGATTCCACCGTTATTGACGGAAGACAGTTATCATTTTGTATTCGGATTTATGCAAATATTCAAGGAATAGTTGTCAGAGGTTTTTCAATAACTAATGGGAAAAGCACAGGTGGTGGCGGCGGAGTTAGCTTATCGACAAATTCATCTTCGAGCATAGTAAACTGCAACATATATGGCAATAAGGCAAGATTGGGAGGTGGAGTGTTAGCACTACAATGTTCTACATCTTTGTCTGGTGCAAACATATATGACAATTATGCATATAACTCAGGTGGAGGGATTTATCTCAATGGTTATATGGGTACAGTGAATGTTACTTTTGATCCTGTTAACCGCTGTTCGATATACAACAACACCGCTGGAACCGGACAAGATATTGTTACTTATAATATCAGTAGTAATCTCAGCATTCCCCTGGATATGTTTACTATCAGCAACCCCTCCTCTTATTACGCATTGCCATCCAGATCATCTGGGAGTAATGAATACCAACTGCTTTTTAATATTCAGAGAGCACATCATCAAGAGATCAACAGTGATCTTTATGTCTCGCCAGTAGGAGAGGATACTAATGACGGATTAAGTCCAGCTACTGCACTCAAGACAATCAAGACAGCGATTTACAGGATTGCATCGGACAGTTTGAATCCCAAGACAGTACATGTATTACCTGGTACCTATTCCCGCACTTCCAATCAGCAGTTATTCCCAATCTCACTGAAGCAAAATGTCAATGTGGTGGGTGCCGGAATAGACGAGACACAAATCATAGGTGAACAAGATCCTGCTTTTCCCAGTGTTCTTTATTATCCCTTATGCGTGTTTTCTTTAGGTTCCCAAAACAACATTTGTTTGGAGAGTCTGTCAATCTCAACAGCTAACTCAACTAATAGTACGGCGATCTCTGGATCTCGAGAAGATGGAACAATACTTCGGGATTTGAGATTGCATAATCTATCACCACAGGATAATGCAGTTATCAGCTTAGTATATTCGACTAATAGCTTGTGGGACAATGTCATTATAGAGGATATAGTTACTAATAGCATGGGTTTGGTTTACAATGATGGCAGTTTCACTGGCACTATCAGGAATTGTGTTTTTAGGAATGCCACCTCTACTTATATAAGTCCTGATGTGTGGGCTAACCCATTAATCTGGATGATATTAGGTCAGGATTTCAGTTTGGAAAACACGATAATTTCCAATTTAACTATGCAGGACGATGATTCTCAAGCTATATCGTTTGGCGGTGAATCCGACCCAGATTATGTGCCTCAATTCTCAGTACAAAACTGTTTGTTTTCCAATATCAATTGTAATGATCGGGGAACTCTGTTGCATGGTCGCATTTATCCAGTAATCAATATCACCAACTGCACCTTTGCCGGGCAGAACGGCAATGGCGAAGCCCTGATGGTGAATGGGATCGTCAATATCTCGAACTGTATATTCTATAACAACAGATCCAAGGAGATCGCCATCAATCCGATGGATGGGTCGGGCATAACAACAACTCTAACTCTGAACAATAACCTGATCCGTAATGGGTTCAGCGACATCTGGCAGGCACCGGGGAATACAATCAATTACAATGATACAAATATCACAGGTAATCCCCTCTTTTATGGTGGAGACGATATCAACAACCCATTTTACTATAGTTTGTCTGAGTATTCTCCCTGTATCAACACTGGAACAGCGGATACCACCGGGTTGAACCTTTTGCCTTATGATCTTGCCGGAAATTGGCGTGTCTGGAATGGGATAATAGATATGGGCGCTTACGAATACGGCTCCGAACCCTATGTAGGTATCGATGATCCGACAACTCCGGCTTTGCAGAATGGGCTTTTATCTGTTTATCCCAATCCCTTTACAGCTTTCACTAATCTTAAGGTTATTTTACCCTCAAATCAGGATAACTCTCAACAAAGAGTAACAACCGCAACCATCGATATCTATAATATAAAGGGGCAGAAAGTTAAGAACATCTCGCTTGATCCAAGTAAGGAAAATGAGCAATTCACTTTTTGGGATGGCAGAGATGCCAATGGCAGACAGTGCTCCAGTGGTATCTACTTTCTCAACTTGTCGGTTAATGGTAAACGATGCTTGAGTAAAAAGGTTACCCTTTTCAGATGATCTGCATGATGTAATTACCCATCATATAGATACAATAGTCGTCGTCCTGCACTTCCAATGAAATGGCGGAAACGGAGTATGTGCTCCTGATACACCGACCGGGTTCATCTCTGAGTCGTATTCGATCTGATCGTCTTTGATCCAGGGTGCGAGGGCTTTTATGTATTCCCGGGCATCATCCAGGCTATTGGACTTAGTATCCAGAGCCATCAGGTTATCCATTACTTCCAAGGCATCGTTTAGGGGATAGATCTTATCCTGAGCAGCCAAAGCCCGGCAGATATCACTGGTGCGATCATCCAGTATCACCACAAGCTTATAGTATCTTGCTTTGGCTTTCTTGTATCCTTGTAGCCTTCCGAACTCCCTTATCCTGAGTGCAGTATGCTCTGCCAGTCCCTGCCAGTAGTGGGATGAGCGGTTGGCAAGGTCATTGAACTGGTCTTTGAGGGTATTGGCAAGCATCTCTTTGGTATATCCCTGCTCTATGGCTTTGGAGAGAGTCTCTGCAAAGCTCTGCCGGACATCGGCTTCAAAGTGATTCCCGATCCAGAACAACTGCTGCTTCTGGATGGTGGAGGAGAGATGCTGATCTTCGATGCCCTAGAGCCCGATGCTGGTTTTTGTGGGAGCTTGCACTTGCACGTCTCTCAGTCCGAGCCGCACACAGCGGTCTATTATCGCTTTGACGGGCTCATTGACCAGAGCTGCGAAGTCATCTCCCAACTGAGTGTTAATGACGCCCATAAGCTTATCTATGGCGTTTTTATTGAACTTCTCGGCCCGTGGCATATCACTCAGCATCTTGTTGGCAAGCCTGGATGCATCTCTGATCTCGGTTTTCCATGCATTGTTGAGGACCCGGTAGTACTCAAGCATGAGCTTATCATAGTAGTTCATCAGAATGAGAATCTCCGGACTTTCACTCTGTTCCTGCCGATATCGTATTCGGAAAAGCGTTCGAGGCATCCAGCCAAGGCATCACAGCCATCGATATATCCATCAGGATAGGTGAGGAACTGGCTTATGAGAGTAGGAGTATCCTGTCCCTCCGGAAAGAGCACCTTGGCTGTCTCGATGATGGTCTCGGTTCTTTCGATGCGGAGGTTCTTGTTATCCTTGTTATCTATACGCTTGATGCGGTGACTGATAGGTAGCAGGTGGTTATCTGTTGCCCACCTGTCGAAGTCAGCCAGAATTCGTGCCTGACCGTAAGTGGTCTCACAGGCTGCTCTGGCTTTCACTCTGTAGGTGCGATCAAGTTCCTGATAGGCATCGTAATAGTATCTAAAGAACTTGGTGTTCTCGGTCTGGCGTATCCAGACATGAATCACATAGAACCTGCTGCCGTCATAGCCTATGGAGATCACAGCCTTGTAACATCCTTTCTCGCCCCAGGCAGGATCGGCATAGAGCCAGACCCGTTTCATCTGGGAAGGTTCCGGCAGTGTCCTGTATTTGGTAAACCAATGGTTTTTGAAGATGTTGCCTTCGATTACCGGCTGTCCTAACATCTCTCTCTGATATCCCGTATGACCGAACTTGGCCCTGAGTCCCGGCAGGGAACTTGTGGGGTACTGTTCCTCCCAGGTGGAGTTGCCCCTATCATCTTCCAAGGGAAAGCGCAAAATCGCTTTCTGGTGCGTTTTCAGAACCGACTGGTATCCCAAGTCCAAATCGGAATTATCTGCCCGTATTTCGCTTAATATTAGCTCCTGAAACTGACAGATGGAGTAATTGGGATGTACCAGGTTACCGAGCCAGATTATCTTGCCGCTGCCATCGGGTGCCAAGGCTCCCGCCAACTCCTGAGAGATCTTCTCCATACGTCTCTTGCCGATGGACTGGTTGCCCATGTTCTCTTCTTTATCGATATCGTCACAGACGATCAATCCGGGCCGCTTGGCAGTCTTGGGATTAATGGTTCCCCTGTGAGACTGCTTGATGGAGCGTGCTCTGATCCTTGCCTTATTCTTGAGGTAGAAGTCCAGATCAAAGCTATCCATCGGCTGCAGTTCCGGATAATCGATGGTGAGCCTTTTATTGTTCTGCAGTTCGTGTAAGGTAAACGCTGTCCTCTCTTGTGCCAGATCAATGTCGGCGGCGGTATGGATCACGTAGCGCTCACCTTTGATGATCATCCAGATCGGATAGACCACTCCCATAAGTACCGTTTTGCCCAGCCCACGAAAGCCGGTAATGCCGATGATGCCTGAGCACTTATCAGTCTCATCAAACATGGTCTCATGGGATGGGCAGAAAGGTAGCGGGAAGATATGCGGGAAATAGGTATGGCAGAAGAACGAGAAGGCATCCCAGCCCTCTGAAGTGGTGCGTCTAATCCGTTCTGCCTTGGCTTCGGGATTATCGTCTATAAAAGGCAAGACGGAGATCGTTTTGGATGCGATCTCCGTCAGGGCCTTGTTATGCCGTTGGATGAACTTCTTAGACATAACCGTAAACACCCCCGACGCCTGGAGGCGAAGGCGTCGGGGAACCGGATGGAGGATACGGTGTCCGGGATCTATGTAGCTGGAGATACATGGTTAAAGGGACCAGCGGAGCCGGGGGGAGCGGCTCCGCTGTCGTGGAGGCAGGATGTCGTAGAGTTGCAGAAAGCGGCTCTACTATTTGGAGGGTAGGTAGGGTGAGGAAAAACCTTTTCGGGCTATCCATTTCTTGTCCTCAAATACTCGGCTAAGTCCATTACTATGCCTTGGAATTGCTTGAGCAGCGTCTCATAGCCTTTCTCGATCATGAAGTCGGTAGCCTGATCCAAAAAGCGCACGATATAATCATTCAGCTCTTTGGAAGGCTCCCGGTCTTTCTGATCCTGCTTCATCATACTGACCAAACTTTGAATCGCAGTATCGGCAGGGTTCTTGGCGTATTCGCGGAGTGCTTGGATCAAAGCCCGCTTGCGCGCAATGGTGATTTCATGGTCTAACTTGCGTTCTTCTTTGAACAGCTCATCCCATTTACCGCTCTTGATCCATTTACGGACGGTAATATCGGATACGCCAAAGATCATAGCAAGTTCCACCGGATCGGTCTTACCGTTCAGATAGCTGTCTTTGCAGTTGTCCCGTTTGATGCGGAACTCTTTGCTGTTACTCATACTCAGGACGCACCTTATGCTTGTTCAGATAATCGTTTAAGTCCTTGCCGGAACAGCGCAGTTGACCGTTTTCCTTGGTTCTAAAAGCGGGCAGAGGATCGAGGATATCCCTGATCCAGCGGTAGACACTGGAACGGTCAACCCTGAGGATTTCGGCTATTTCATCCGTTCTGTAGTTGCGTTCATCTTTGAAGATACTCATCAGCTCCTCTGCGGTATTTGTAGTTATAGATGCCATTATTTATTCTCCTGTATTTTGGGCAAAATGAGATACATTAGGATGCCACTGTTTTTATAGAGCGGGGAAGTTAAGGACGATCTGGCGATATTGCCCCGATTCGTCACGTTCATAGAAGTTGATGTACTGTTTGGTAGCCACCACTTGAATAGCCTGATCGATCAGGTCCATGGCTTCTTTCCAAGTTTGATCCTTGATGTTGTAACGGCGCAGGCGCAGAATGCGGTACTTGGCAATCTCGCCTTTCTTGTCGACCTGGAAAGCCTCGGTGATGATCGCTCTGAGGTTGACATTGGAGTCGGCTGACCAGGCTTTGAGGCACTCATCGATCTTTTGTTTGGCAAGCTGCAGCTCTATACCGAACTGAATGCGTTCCTTGAATCTGATCTCAACTCTATATTTGCCGTCAAAGCTGTTGAGTACTGCATTGCCCTTCCATTCCAGCCCGTTCTTCTCTGCTACCTGTTGGAGATATAGCTCCAAGTCTTCGAAGAACTTGTCTTTATCGGTTACCATCCGCTTGTGCAGTTTAATAGCCCGACTGATGGTCTTAGATACGATAGCATCCTGTTTGAGAATTTCGGGACGGATGATCGAGACTGGAATGCTCTGTCCATTGGCATCGGTGCGGGTGGGGATAGGCTTTTTAGCCTTGGGGGTTTGTGGGGTGTCCATTAGGTGTCTCCTTGTTAGTGGTATTGTTGTTTTCTTGTTGTTTGATATAGTTTTGCAGCATAGCGATCACCGCTCTGCGCTCTTTTTGATCGAGTATGTTCCAGTGGCTTTTGGAATAGTGTTTGAATAAGAAGGCCCTCAGATGCGGCTCAGTCCAGCCGGCTTGTTTCATGAGTGCGTGCATGTACTTGCCCTGCCTGTCATAGTTGTATTCAAGCGGTCTGCCATGACTGCGGTATTTAAGCATTAAAGACTTGATTTCGAGTAGCTTATCCTCGGGAAGCTTTCTGAGCGAATCGCCATAGCCCAGGCCGTTCATGATGATTTTGAACGCTTCCAGCGGCCAATGGAACTTCTTGACCCTGAGGCCATGTATTTGTTGACGTAGTTTGCGTTCTCGCTGTTCCTGAATCATAGAATGCCCTCGCTCTTTACCTGTGGTTCTTAGATTTGGTTTTTTTCTTACGGTTAGGAGTGTATTTGACACCACATTCCAAACGCTTCTGCTTGATGATGCCTTTGGTGATGACAGTGCCGACCTTATACATGTTCTCATAACAGGTTACATAGTATCCAGCCTTTCTGATACCGATGGCATCCACCGAGATCAGAGCCTCCAGGTACTTGAAAACCCACTGGCGGCTTCTCCCTATCTTGGCAGCCAGAGCTCTGATAGATCTAATGTACCTGCCATCCAAAGCCCACATCAACTTCTCGCAGTCTTCGATACTGTAAGCCCAGTCTGTACAGTGGATAGTACTGATCCTTGCCGTATGTTCATAGTCTAGGCTATAGATCGGATCACGTTTCGAGATTTGGCAAACACAGTTTTCAGCTACCAGTTCATTCAAGACCCGCTTGATGACTCGCCGAGACAGGCCTGTGCCTTCCATGATCTGTTCGATCACAAAGAAGCCTCGGCTGGAGGTGACGAAGCGGATAACCAGGTCTTTGGAAGTCATAAGGCCCCCAGTTTAGCATTGATCTCGTTCATGGCTTGGATGGGGTTCATCTTGCTGCGAAGTTCGATCATGTGCATGATCTTGATGGCCTTCCTCAGGTTCCCGGCCGCGTTGAAATGGATATAGTTGACCAGAGACTCCGGGCAGGGGCAGTTCATCATCTCCTGGGTCAGTAACCGGATATCATCCTTACTGATCGTTTCAAACTCGTAGAAGTAGTTGCAACGGTCAAAGTAGTAGGCATTGATCTGGTTCAGTCTGTCCTTGGCATTCTGCATCCCTACCAAGATCACCACTGCCAAGGTTTGATCCACCAAGTCTCTTATCGAGCCCAGCAGTCCGGGGTAGCGGAAGGCATAATCGATCTCATCGATGATGATGACCGTATCTTCATGGGCATGCAAGAGCCGGGTGCATTGCTTATAGAGGGTGTTGCAGGGTCCGACTGGCAGATAGTCACCCATCCCGAAGTTTAGGTAGAGGCTCTGCAGCAGTTCCTTGGCGAAGGTCTTGGGTGTGGTCGTGGCTTCGAGTCTGATATAGACGTAGCCACGAGTACAGGCTATGCGTCTGGCATAAGTGGTCTTGCCCAGACCGGGTCTGCCATAGAGCATACCCAGACCCACCATCTCCAGGCGGGGGCGATTAAGCAGAAAGTCGATGCATTCATCAGCTTTCCGGACGTTGTGGATCGGGACAAGTTTTCCTTGCTTCATCTGTTCCTCCTTATTGGATTCCGATCGTCTTGAGCATTTTCTTGAATTCGGCATCGTCGAAGGGATCAAACTCAGTTGAGCCTTCGATCACTTCTTGAATCTGATCGTTGTTGGCTGGTTCAGGCTGGCTGGCCGCCATTGCTCGTTCCTGTTCGATTATTGCTTTCTCCAGTCTGGCAAGCTCCTCTTCCGGACCCGGAGCGGGAGCCTCGATCATGGGAGCCTGCAGGAAGGTGGGATTGTTATCGGCAGGGACCGCGTCTACATAGCTTTTAAGCAGCTTGTCCACCGCTTCCTGGTTGCTGCGCACGAAGCTTTGGGTTCGCTTTTCGGTCAGCCGCTGCAGTTTCTTGATCTGGGTGTATTCCTTACGATATTCCTTGTGTGACTTGCTGTTCTGCATATCCGCCTGAATGAACGGATGCTGGGCCTGGCGCAGGGAAGCTTGACAGATGAAGGTATCCGATTCGTCATAGACTAAGACCCACCTCGCGTCAGCCAGATCGTATCTGATCACCACCGCTTTTCCAATATGGTCGATCAGAGCGGGATGCCAGTATTTCAGTTTGTTGAGCACAATGCCCTCATTGCGGATGGCTTTGCGCTCCACGCTCAGCATCATGAAGTTGAGCCGGGAGGGATCGACCAGCCTATCCTGCGGTTTGGGAGCCGAGTTGAACACCTCCCAGGGTTTACGATTGTCCAGTCCCCGGTGAGGAGTGATACCATATACGTATCTGATATAATAGCCGATCATCTGCATCGCCTCTTCGGTAGTGGGTGGCTCACAGGCATAGAGTTTCTTGATCCACTTCTCGTTTCGCATCAGGGTGGCTGGTTTGTCGGCTACGCTGGCTCCCCGAAAGCTGCCGATGAAGCGTTCAAACTGTTCTTGGAAGGTCTTGAAGAACCGTTCGATTACTTTGGCCTTGGCGTTGTAGCTTTCGGCGAACTGGGCTTTGATCCCCAGCTTAGGGAAGATGCCACCTAGTTCCTTAGCCAGGTCATGACCCTCCCACCGTTCATGGAACAGCTTGCTCTTGAAGGCTCTGCCGTTATCGAGATATACATATTGAGGCAGGGCGCCCCAGTTGAGGAAGCCGTTACGGAATGCGGCCTGGATATGCTGGCTGTCCTCGGTGAAGGCAAGCGTGGCTCCCACCGGGTATCGGGAAGCCCAGTCGAAGACCATGATCATGGTCATGCGTTGCGCTTTTCCGGTCTTGGGATTGAAGATATCGAAAGCCAGGGTATGTCCGTCCGCCACCCAGACCTCGCCTACGCTTAATAGTCTGCTGTCCCGGTGGATGGTCTTGATAATATGTTCGGCAACATACTTGCTGCCCTGCCTGGCTTGTTCCCAGATTGCCAAGTTATCGTTCCTCCATTCCTCGATCCAGCGTCTTAGGGTCGGCACGGAACTGGGTGAGTCGATCTGACCCTCCTCAGCCTTGGCTTTCAGAAACTTGAGAGCGCTGCCGATGCTGATCCGGTTGGGATGCAGCAGAATTGCTAACAACACCTTGCCTTCCAGTTCGGTGATCTTGCGTTGCCGTTTCTGGTAGCGGTTACCGTGCAGCATGGCATACATGTCCTGCTGGCTTTTTTCATAACGCTGCAGCCAGAGACGTAGAGCCCGCTGAGTGCGTTTGCCCTTTAAGGCATTTAGCTCGGGTGCCAGAATACCGTTATTGTATTCCTCGGTGATCAGCTCCCACTCCCCGCCCTTAGATTCGCAGGCGTGCAGCCGATCCAGCACCGTACTGCAGAAGTAACCCATCAGCCTGACTTCGTGATCGAATTTGACGGGAACCCGCTCTTGAGGGGTGAAGTCGATGTATGCATCCTCAGAATCATTTGATTCACATACTTCACCTTCCAAAACGATGCTCTCATCAGCGTTGGTAATCTCAGGTGAGTTGACCGTAACCGGTACTGGTTTCAATTTCGGTTTGATCCCAGGTTTCTTCCCGATCTGCTCCAGCAGACTCTGCTTAGCTTCCCAATCGGGGTAAATGCTCTTGTAGAGCTCCACGTAACTTTGGAGATCGATCTCATCATAGATGTTCATTGTTTTCCTCCTCACTGTACTTGTAGATCAAGGCACTGTTCAGGTCCTTGCCGTCCACCCTAAGAGTGATCTCAATAAAGCCTGCCGGCACCAGATTCCGAACCTGGCAGTCTGCCATCTCCTGTATATATAAGGAAGGCTCGGTGAGCAGGAAGGTCTTCGTTACCTTATAGCCATCCTGCTCGACCTGGTGCTTGTGCACCTCGATCCGGTTGCGTTTAATGTAGCGCCATACGGTGCGGGTGGAGCAATTCATCAGCTCCGCCGCCCGCTCCACGGTCAGCCAGACTGACCTTATCTTGTTCTTACTCATGTTTAGCCTTTGCCAATATCGTTCAGCTACTGGTAAAACCACTGTGACACTTCCACTTTGGTGACGTGTCACAGTGGTCGGGTAATCTGTCACAGTGGTCGCCGTTTTTAGGTCCGGCAACCTGTCACAGCGTTCAACATATCTACTGATCAGCATCGGCGGCTTTTTTCCCCGATTGGAAGGGTGTGTGACAGCTGTCACAGTGGTCAGCGTGTCACAGTGGTCGTCTTGGACCCTCGTGCCTCCCGGTTCGTAACTGGTCGCTTTCATAAGCGCCTCCCCTTAGTTATTGTTGGGTGCTACATAACAGCAGCGCAATAACTTGGGAAGTCATTTCTGCGACTTTTGGCAGCTTTTGCAAACTATCTGACACCAGCGGAAGAATCCGCCGCCGAGTCACACTATATAATTTAGTCTTGACAGAAAAGATAGACAATTTATCTTGTCGACGGATGCATGATCATACCCATACGGCAAATAGTCAATAATAATTTTGTCCAAACAGGAGGAACAATGGACCCCAACGATATCGGCAGCAGACTGGGAATGCTGATCAAATCGATGAATTTGAGGCAATATCAGTTCACCGAAAAATTCGGCATTTCGGCTAATTCTCTTGACCGCTACAAGAACAATGAACGTTATCCGGACCCTCAATTCCTGGCTCGTTTGGTGGAGGGAGGAGTGAATGTGAATTGGCTTTTGCGGGGGGAAGGTTCGATGTTCATTCTCGCCCCCTGGGAATTGGGAGACGATGTCAAGACAGTCAAGAAAGTACAGATTGTCGATGGCAAACCTGTCTTAGTGAATGATTTTGATACCACTTACGTGCGGACTTCCATCTTTCCCATCGTAGCGGAAATATCCGCTGGATCACCCATAGATGCTCCCGAAGGCTTAGAGCCAGCGGAATCAGTCGAGGTGCCTATCCAGTACATTCCCTACGGCACGGACAACTATATAGCCTTTAGGATCAATGGGCGGAGTATGGAACCTCAGATCTTGCACGAGGACATAGTCTTAATTAAGAAACAAGTCACTTGGGAAGACACTGACGGGAAGATCTGTGCCGTCAGGTATGAAACTGGTATCACATTGAAAAGAATACACTTTGATGAAGCACGCCGGGGAATTGCCCTCCAACCCCTCAATAAAGACTTTCGGATCGAGTTTATAGACGCTGATCAGAGCCGATGGCTAACGATGATCGGGCCTCTTGCACTTCAGTTACGGCTGTGTTAAATTCGCAAACCATTTCAAAAAATCTGATGTTCTGAAAATAACCTAAAATGAGGGCAAAATTGAAGGAATCGTGATATCGAAACGTCCAAAAACGTCCAAAGACCACTGTGACACGATCTAAAGCCAGTCCTATCTATCTCCCTAACCTATAAACAGTTATGACCACTGTGACAAGTGAGATCGATTTGAAATATTGGGTGAGAACTTATATCCAGGATGACGGAGTGGCTTGGGTTTGGGTGTTTTTTTCCTCGGGTTCGGTGGAGGGTGATGGGGATTTTTTATTCCGAGGGCCTGGATCCCTCACGTGCGTTCGGGATGACGCGTCTCTCTGGGTTTGGTTACTAAAGATACAGGGCTGGAAGCCAGTAACAGAGCTTGAAATAACAGCAAGGGACTGGATCCTATCGCTTCGCTCCAGGATGACACGTGGGCTCTGGCTTTGGGGTGCTTGTAACAGCTTTCCGTGCCACACTCAGGTTTTAACGTTTTAGCGATTTGGCGTCTTAGGGTTTTAGCGTTTTAACGTTTTATAGTATCTCGTAACGAGCCCACCTTGCCCCTTGTCACTCTGTCACCTTGTCACCCTGTCACCTCTTATCTTTTTATCATTTTATCTTTAAAATCTGCGTAATCAGCGTAATCTGCGTGAACTCCTCTGCGAAATCAGCGTAATCTGCGTGAACTCTCTGCGAAATCAGCGTAATCTGCGTGAACCAAAAGCCCCATCACCATCTCCCAGCCCTGTACCTTTAGTACCCAAACCCGAACCAGCCTGTCATCCCGAACGAACGTGAGGGATCCAGGTTGTGCTTGTATTCTCGTTTGTCACAATTCGTAATCCATTGTCTTTAGTATGGAAACCCGATTTCAATGGGAAATGCGTCAAGGCTCATCCACTAAAGCCCAAAGCCGGGAGCTATTGACAGGGCTTCATGATACCCCAAAGGACTGGATCCCTCCCTGCGGTCGGGATGACGCGTGAGTGCTGGCTTTGGGAGTGATTGTAACGGGTTTTCGTGTCACGCAAACGTTTTAGGGTTTTAGCGTTTTGGCGTTTTGGCGTTTTAGCGTATAGCGTTTTAACGTTTTAGCGTATCTCGTAACGAGCCCACCTTGCCCCTTGTCACATCTTATCTTCTTATCTTCTTATCTTTTAAATCTGCGAAATCAGCGTAATCTGCGTAATCTGCGTGAACCCCTCTGCGCCATCTGCGTGAACCCCCTGCACCCCTGCTCCCCATTTAATCAATTCTATGGATTTCAATCAATTTTCAGCCCCAATTTGAGCCAAAAAGAGCTCTAAAAATGTGATAAACTATTGCCATACAGTAACTTGACTTTTTGCCTGCTTTTATGAATTTAATCATTTTATCAATTACAGGCTCTTTCTCTCTCCCCCGCCCCAAAAGAAGGGATCAAGAAAAATACAAGCATTATAAGATACTACTATATATACATATATAGATATATATTATTACATAGTAATATATTTTTATATACTATATATCATATATATGACTTAGTCAAGATACAGCGGTGCAGAGTCTTGCGCTTCTTTTTGTCAATAGCTCCCTTCTGCGTGCTGTCCTGCGGGGCTGCCGTATAAGCGGAATTGTTTAATTAATAACATTGATAGACTTTGTTCGAAGGATAACTTCAATTCCTGCAAAGACTTATGATGCAAATATCCCTAAATAACGCTTTGTGAATTGATTGGAATTGATAAAATTAATAAAAGGCCGTGGACGCCAGGCATAACGTCCACGGCCTCGATTTTGTAATTTAGTTCAGGTCAACGTGTTCCAAGACCGGGTTCAAACCGTAGCTCATCTTCATGCGGTTTCGATATCCAATTTCATCTTCAACCGCCTGAATGGCACGGCGCTCCAGGAGACTTTCCACTGTCTTGCGAAAGTCCCGTGAGCTCATTCTCGACTTGCAAAGCAGTTTGCTGTGGTTCATGAACTTCTCCGGGGCTTTTTGCAGAAGCTTGAGCACCTTGCGTTCGCTCTCAAGCATATTTTGTTCGCTCATCTGTTTGAGAAAGGGCTTGGTGTTTTCGAAGTAGTATTCGCAAAGATACCACGCCTGTTGTGCGGTTTCAGCGCCTACTTCGTTTTGGCGGAACCAGCTTTCCACCCGCTCTTCTTCCAGAGCTTCGCGCAGTGCCTGCCAGTTTTTCATCAGGTGGATCAGGATGCAGAAGCGCCAGAAATAGTTGTCAAAAAGGCGCGCGCTGTATGCCGCCAGCGGGTCGTTGGCGTTCAGGGCGATGGCGGTCATCAGTTCCTTGTAGATTTCGTCTCGCAGTTCCTTTGCCTCATCGGAAGCCTTCAGCCGTTGGCTGCCTGGAATTCTGCGAAAGCTGTCCAGCATCTCGCCATAGGCGTGGAGCTGGGGGTCGATATTGGTGCTGTCCACGCTTTCCATGCGCAGTTCGTCCACCTCGATATTTTGGATCAGGCAGATGATGAAGCGCTGCAAAAATCCGCCGCGCTGGTCTGACACCTGGCTCAATTCCTGAAAGAACCATTCCTCGGTGGTGGCGCCCACGATGGAAAAGGCAGGTTTTGAAATGTGCTCGTCAATTTCCATCTTGGCGATGCTGCGGTCCTTACCGTCGAACATATCGGTGATTTCCTGTTTCATCCCCCCGTTGTAGCTTTTTCCCATCTCCTTCATCCAAGCGGAAAGCTCCATCTGCAGGATCAAGCGGTTGGGGTTGATGGCAAGCAGATTGTAAAGCCTTGCCTGGGTCACGCGGGAAAGCTCGATGTCCATTTCGTTGCGCTCTTTGGCGGGCAGACCTGCCAGCTCGTCCTTGAAGGTTTTCATCATCTTCATGGCTTGGTTGATCACGGTGGTTTTTCTGCTCACGGTGGAGGGTCCGATGATCGCCGCCCAGATGTTGCAATAGTGCTTGGTTCCGGCGTTATACATGTAAACCCGGTTGCCGATGTTTGCCGCCACCACAGGCATCATGGCGGTGAGCTTGGCTCCGTCCTGGGCGTCGGTGATTTGACCCACGAGGTCCAGATATTCGATAAACTCTGCGGGCAGCTTGCTTCTGTCCAGTTCCACGTTTTTCGGTCTGCCAAAAAGTTCCAAAAGCTCGGGGTAGTCCTCGAGGGTGAGCATGGGAAGCTCGTCACCCCAGGCGGGAGGGTATGCCTCCCGCTCTTCAAAAGGGGCGTATACGTTGATCCAGCCTTCGTTTTCAGCGATGTAAAACAGCGTTCCGATATTCACGCCGGGATAGTTTTTCAAGCGTTCCCAGACCTTTTTCAGCTTCTCGGGTGTGTCCTTGTAGTGGGGATTGTCGGCAAATTTCAGCCAGTGTTCAAAGCCGTCTTCACCAAAGTAGTTGAAAAGCGCCAATCCGCAGCGAAACCAGTCCCGATTGTCAAACTTGATCTGGGAAAGATATTCCACGGCGTCTTGGGCTTTCAGCGCGGTGAGCGCGTCGTCATGGCGCACGATGGGCGCGCGCTGCATCTTTGTTTCTGATGGCAGTTCTGCTTTGTGAACCCCGGCTTCCGCCAAAACTTCATCCACGTTCATGGGCTCGGCTTCCACGCTGCCCACAAAGTCGTCGTCCCAACTCACGAAACAGGGGCGGCTCATGTCCGGAGTGTTGTCTGCCTTGAGTCCGGTTTTAATTTCGATTTCAGCGCGCAGAAAGTGCCATATTTCGCGAAATTCTTCACGATCGACCACTGGCCTGTCAAAAGCCAGAACGAGCTTTAAACCGTCCACAGGGCTGCGGAAAACGGCGCTGAAGCCGCGGGAGTTTTCGCGCAGGAGAATCTTGCTTTCGCTGAAGTTTTCAACGTGGTCAAAGTCGAAAATGATGCCGTTGGCCTGCGTCACGTTGTCATCAGAGCGTGAGCCTTCGATCACGGCAAAACTGAAATAGGGGAGCTTCTGCTTCTTTTGCTTCTGAATTTGGGGATCGGTCTCGGCGCGGATGGCTTCGATTTGTGTGCGCCAATGTCCGTTCGAAAGTTTGTCATACAGTTCATCCATGCACATGGGCTGGATGGCATTGGTATTCCAGACGGAATCGCCATACGTCACGGTTCTGAGGTTGTTTTTGGAAAATGACAT